TGTCCAGATAACATCCTCTGCCTTAGAGGGGTCATCATCAACGTGTATAAAGTTTTTAGCTATTCCTATTCTGTTAAAACCAGCTTCTAATAAAGCAGATAATATAAGAAACTTCTGTCTTGAGGTAGGTGCATATATATCACAGGCTCTACCTGCTATATGGCTACTGCTTGGTACACCACCAACCTTCTCATTATGCTCAGGACTTCTGTACCCACTTGTAATCTTAAATCCACATCCTGCTACCTTACGAGCGTACCCTATCTTGTTAAGGAACTCTACGTTCATATGCTTGTAACTCCCTTTGATATCGGGAGAATCAAACTCATTGTACTCAAAGTAAAGGTGGAAATTGTCAGTCAGTTTCTTCATCGTCTTCTTCTTTATGTTCTGGCTCATCCCAATAGAGGAATCTCCAATCGGTATTAGAATTTACATTATTCATTCACTAACTTCCTGTATGTCAACTCAGCGATTAAGGCCGTATAGATGGCATATAAGAGGTTTAAATCCATAATAGCATAGATGGTAAGGCTGCACCAAAATGAGAGGCACAGAACGCAGTTAAATGGCTTAAAAGATAGGAACCTTTCCATCAACCAACCATAAGGTTCAAAGATAAATAAATATGAGAATAGAAAACCTAACCCACTTACCAATATCCACTCGTTATAAATATCAATCATAATTTTTCGCTTAAATAATCGTCTTTAGTATATCTAATTAACTTGGTGACTCGCTCACCATTCTCAATAACTACAATGTTACCTTTAATATTTTTACCATACACATCCTTCCACTTCAATGACACTATTCTATTAGTCATAGTAGAGTATATTATAGATATGATTAGGTTAGCAGCACTCTTACCTTCCTCATAGTAAATTAGGAATTTCTCACAGGTACGCATTACAGCAGCATCTATCAATGCTTGCTCCAACTCCTTATCACCATTGGTAATAAATGCTGAACCCGCTATCTCTAAAGCTCGCTGTAGTATAAAAGTACCAAGAGGTTCAGTTATTCTACCTATACGAGCAGAGGTTATTGCCTCTATCTCAATCTTATCTTTATCGTACCTCATACTGTTCTTCAACTTTGTTTAGTATAGTGATTATAGTAGGTAGATAATCAGAAAGCTCTTCTGAGCTTACGCCCAACTCATATGCCAATCGTATAAGTGTGACTGGCTTGCCGTTGTAAACAAGGGCATCAATTGCTTCGTATATATCAAGAATGAAATTGGCTTCAGTGTCGGTGATGTCTTCGTAGTGTTGGTCAAAGTTCATAGTGTTAGTAGCTTGTACGAAGGCTTCTTGCCTTCACAGGGTCAAGCTCTTCTATTTTATCTATAAATACAGCTTCCTTGGCGTAAGCTTCTTTAACTTCTTCTACTGTAGAATCTGTTCCAAGGTTAGCAAATAGTATTGCCATCTCATAGAGATAAAGGTCAACTCTATTCTTAATTAATTTACAAGTCTGGTATGTCTTTTCCATATTAAATTTCTTTGTATCCGTATAGTTTTAATTCTACTCTGAAAATATCTTTCGGTAGAGATTCGTCAACTTCAATTTTAAGTTGCTTAAAGTATTTTTTAGTATCGTCTTTAACCCAGTTACGATGACGGAGGTAATCAGCCGTAAATTTGATAGCAAGAATACAATTATCAGTATCGTACCGAGAATTATGGAAGACGTGAATGTTAAAACTTTCCGCCCAAAACTCATCATAGTTCTCAAAGGCTTTGTCAAGTGCTGCAAAATATTCTTTTTTATGTTTAACTCTTATTGAAAAGTGTCTACCTGAATAGTAAGCATTAAGGCTTGGTGGTTTAGGTAGGTTTAGTGTTATGTTATGCATAGACTTTAGCTTTACTTATGTGTAGGTATCCTACTTCCTTGTTTACAAACTGACGTTGTGAGAAGTGTGATGTCTTAGGCATACCTCTTGTCTCCCATACAGGCTCATCCATTGTGTGTAGATTGAACGCATAAATACCTTGAGGTGTTTCAGATACATACACAGGAATAGTAAGATGCTTCTCTGCTCTTCTAAGTAGCTTGTCGTACTTAGCTTTCTCAATCAGTAAATCATCGTAGTGTTTGTTACGACATTTTAGTTCTATGTCTGTGCTTGTAAACTCAGAGTAACAATCGTAATGATTGTACTGACCCTCAGACCATTCAAGGTCTTTGATGTAGTTATCTTTCAGGTGATGGAAGAGTTTATCCTCCTTGTTTTTCCAAGTCATTACTGTTGATTTGTAGCTATCTTCAATAAGATAAGGTAGCCAATTAAATCTTGTACTGTGTCTTCAGTAGCATCTGTTATTCCCTTGCTCTTGATGCGCATAAGTTTATCATCTATCCTTGCACACAGGCTATCTACAGCATTACCACGAGAGAAGATGCCTACGGGGTTAAGGGCAGAATCCCCGTAAGCAGCGTTCTTCTCAAGTAGGAGGTTCATCACCTCTGTAGATGTTTCTATTATTAAGTCTCTTGTAGTGTTAGTATCTTTCATATTATAAATATACTTACTCGTCTAACAGATTGACTTCTAACTTATAAACTTTATTAACATTACCTTTTTCAATAACCAACCTACCACTTGAAGGGTTGAAGAATATATATCCCAACTCCTCGTTCTTTCCTGTGTAGTCGCTGATGTCCAGCTTGAATAGTGTTTCGTTAATCATCACATCTCCATTAACAGTTACAGTAACCTCCGTTGCGGAGGCTACATTAAACTTTAGATATGCACGAATCAATTCTGCAAAGGCTATCTTCCTACTAAGAATTAGACTGTGGGTAAGCGTATTGTGGTTTTCCTTGTCTGTCTTTTTCATAGTATCTGTTTTTCATTTTATCATAGAAGAGTGTTACTGAACCTAAGTTACCTACAATCTTTGGCTTGGCTTTAACGACTGTAATCTTAACTTGGTTCTGCTCGTATGGTATTCCATTCTCATCTTCTAATCCGTAAGGACATCTCCATACATTGAGTACCATCATACCTTTCCTTGACCACTGCATACCACCTGCAATATCGTTCATCGTAGGGACATCTACATATGGTATTCCGTTCTTGTACTTGGCTTGTTGGTGTTTAGTGTGTACTGTTACAATCGTGTGATAGTTCTTCTCAGCACTATGCTTACGGACTTTGGTAAGCACCTGACCAATAGCTATATCATCTCTAACACCGCTTGTTATATCTGTACGAATCTCTGTGAAAGGGTCAATCATACACCCATCTATGGTGATGAAGTTGTCCTCTTCTATCATCTCTACTGCTGTGTAGAAACCTTCTATAGATAGGTCTTGAAGACCACTATCTACTAAGAAGAAATGCTCATTGATAAAAGACATAGCCTCTTCCTTCTCCTCATCGGTAGCCATAACTTTGTCATTGACTAAGAAAGGCTTACGTAGATACACCCATAGTAGTTCAGCGAACACCTCTGTAGGTGAACCTGTCTCAGGAGTGTACACTGCCCACTTCCATCCGCTATACTGTGCGAGGTTTACCATCAGCTCAAAACCAAACTGTGACTTACCTTGGTGCGCTCCAGCATAGATATATGTGGTACTACCTTTCTTCATTGAGTACTTATCAAACAGACTATCAAAGCCTGTCCAAGCACCCTTCTTAATTCCTTCACTTCTTAATGTGTTGAGAGAATCTCTTACATCCTCTGCTCTGTATATAAACTTTTTCATTGCCCTTATTTTAAATTATTTACCAAATTCCTTACTATAATCTACTTCTTTATGTGCAAAGCTTTTACTTAACTCTTTCCTAAAGTACTCTTCTTTAACGTGGAAATCAAATATCTTTTTTCCTGTTAGTTTTAGTGAAGCCATTATATTCATAATCATCTCTGGCGATGAGTTGATATCTTCAATTGACTTTGTTCTTGTAGGTATCTCCATATCCCTATGGTTGTTTATGTATCCGTTACCTCTCTTAACTTTCCAAGCTAACTTGAGACCTACGAGATAAATCATCTGTCCTTCTTCTTCTTTTTTATCCATTACATTTTTATTAGTCTCATTCTACGCTGATACTTTCTTATCAGTAGTCCTGAGTTGGTTAGTTGGTTTTGTATATCTTCACTCCATCCAAATCTAC